TATAGTTTGCTTTGGTAAGTTTAACAACATTTACGACTTGGCTTGCGCCAGTGATGCCAGCTGGAACCGTTCCCACTGCGCTCAGATTGCTGCGTGCGGTTGCTGTGTTGGCCAAGTCGCTGAGGTTATTGGCCCTGACCACCAGTCCTGAGAGGTCCTGATCGCCCGTGTTGGTGCCGCTGCTGGTGCCGCTGAAAGTGCCGGACTGCGCTGCCAGGGTGCCCAGCGTGGGCCGGCCGGTCAGATCGTTGTAGGCCCCAGAGACGGCCACCGCAGCCAGGCCCGAAACCTGGCCAGCTGCAATTGTCGGAATATCGCCAGCCACCAAAGATCGAAACGCTGGGGCTGCTGCTGCACCGGTCGCAGGGCCGGCCCATACCAGGTTTGCAGACTGGGCCGCCAGCGTGGCGGTCAGGGTGCCCGCCGTGGTCACAGGCGACCCGGTAACACTAAACAGTGCCGGCAGGCTCAGCCCAACACTAGTGACGGTGCCGCCGCCGCCACCGCCGCCACCGCCCGTGGCGCTGATTGTTTGGTTGGGCCAGGTGCCGGTAATGGTCACGTGTGTGCCTGCCACCAACCCAGGGGTGGCCGTTCCCGTGCCGCCATTGGCGATCGACAGCAGCCCAGACACCCCGGTCGCCAGGGGGAGCCCAGTGGCGTTCAACAGGCCCAGGCTGGAGGGAGTGCCCCCTGCCCCGTCAAACAGCACGGGGGCCCCCGCGGCGCCGGCATTCACTGCCAGGGCATTGGCAATTCCGGTTCCTAGGCCGCTGATGGTGCTCAGGGCCTGCGTGCCGCTGTGGTTGCTTCGGGCCAGGTAGTAGGCCGCGTTGTTTGCAGCCAGGGCCGTCAGGTTTGCGGAGAGAGGCTGATAGCTGCTGGCTGCGCTGACTGTGGTCAGGTAGGCGGCCAGCGTTGAAGCCAGCCCTGGAGGCTGCACCGCCGTCACGGCTAAGGCCCCCTGGGCAGAGCTGGCAAAGTCCCCCGCCGACGCCAGCGCCGCTGAGCCCAGCTCCAGGCTTGTGCGCCCAGTAGCAGCATTGAGCCCGGTGGCGCCGCCGGACCACTGCCCGCGCATTGAGTAGGCCGTATCCCAATTGGTCTGGCTGGCGTTACTCGGCAGGCTGAACCCTGCCGGCAGGCCCAGCGTGAGGGTGACGCTGCCGGCAGTGTTGGCGCTGCTGGTGCTCCAGCCGCTGGGAGGGGTCAGGGCCACGGCCTGCACCGCCCCTTCAGCCTTGGCCCGGTTGCTCGGCGCCTGGAGCCCTGCCAGCTGATCAGTTGCCAGGGGAAGATCAGCGTCGCCCCCAGTGGAGGACGCAATCGTCAGCCCCGCTGCCGTGCGGTTGATGACCGACAGATTGGTTGGGTCGCCGGGGCCGCCTTCCCCCGTGCCGGTGGGATCAAACGGCAGATCGTTAAACGCAGTGCCGATAAGCACATCGTTAACAACACGGCCATCTTTCCCGGTTTTGCTGCGCCCGGTTGTTAGATTTGCCGCGTCAACTTCCCACCATTTTTCACCTTCAAGTAATATGAAATTCTGGGCCGTTGCCTGGGCAAAGGTTGATGTTCTTTGGCGAAATATCGCTTTTTGCTCTTGATATGGCATTACGGATCACCGTCGAATATCAGGATCGGCGGATCCATGGGGGCGGGATCGTTGGTCGTGCCGCTTGGGTCGCCGTTGAGGATGACATACAGCGGGGCTGGGGCGTCAACCCTGGCTAGCTCCACCATGCTCCACCCCAGCTCCCTGGCCTCACTACCTGGGACTGGCTCGGGCCCGCGCACCGCCTTAAATGCAATGCCATTGGCAACGACAAAAGCGTTGTAATCTAAATGGCCAAATTCTGCAGTTCTAATTTTTAACAGCCAAGGAACAATCCTTACCTGGCCATCAAAAATTAATTCGTAGTTTTCCTCCAAAAAACCACGACCAGAAACGGCGCCAGCAATTACGCTGACGCCGCCCATGTGATCCAGGGCCGCCCGATCTGCATGGGCCGATAGGCGGGCCCAGCTCATCAGAAGGCGCCGTTAAGGCGGACGTGGGCCAACGTAGCGCCAGAAGCGTAAGCAGCAGACTGAGATCCAATTGGCACAAACACACCGATAAGGGTGTTGCCGCTGGCTGATGCTGTTACGTTTTTGTTGGTGTCGTTCCAATACGCCTTGGCGTAAAGGTTGGCAGTGGCGCCGGTGGCTTTAGGGAGTTCGTGAACTCCTTCAAGCATAAAACTGCCAATCTCTCCACTAGCTAGAGCGGTTATGGCAACACCAAACAAAGCGCCAATCAACGCGCCGCCACCAGATGCGACAACATAAGGAGCAGCAATGGATAGGATTTCTCCTTCTTGAATAGGTCCTTGCATTGTTTTTAGTGGAATTGGGGAAAGTTAGAAACTGAAGCTAAATGCGCAATGATTAAAATCATGCGCCAGAGCTGCGATAAATAAAACGGAAATCCTCAATGGCGCAACCAAAATCAGAACGAGCCAGCAGCTTCAGGCCATCAGGATCCCTTTCGGGCTCTGATGTAATGGTAGGGCCAGGCTCGTCTGCCAAGTAACCCCACACCATGCCAGGCGTTCTAGTTGGGCCTGCGGCTGTGTACCATTGCGTTGCGGAGCCGTCAAGCCGTGGCTCAACTATTAAGTTCATCCCCCTCGCGTAAGGATTAGGGCCAGAGTTGCCAGTCAACGCAGCAGGAGCGTAACCATCAGGATAAAGAAACTGCAGGGCAGTTCCCTCCAGATCTGTTGGAACAATCATAAATTCAGGAGTTAAGTTAACCGTAACGTTGCTAATATCTTTTTGTTTTCGCATTGCCTTCCGGGCTGCGTTGACACCGGCAATACCAATAGTGCCCGTGCCGGTGTTGTTGTGAGCGGCATTAAACAACGCAAGGCCATCCGCCGATACAGTGGCATCGCCGGTGATCATTGCCCATACAAGATTAGACTCCAAGCGACGGAACCCACGGCCTAAAAATTCAGGAGTTCGCTCCAAAGCAGACAAATCATCATTAATAATCGCTTGCCGAGAAATTACAATTTTTTTGGTATAAGTAAATAGCCTCCAAGTGCTTTGCGCTTCCTTAAGAGTGCCTGTCTTGTACTCGCCACCTTCGGGCGTAAGCTCTGGCGTAAGATCAGCGGCAATAGTCAAATCGCTGGAATTTTTAAAATCTGGTAAATTTCGTTGACGTGCAAGCACTTTCCAGGTATGAGGCTCTTCTTCGTAGAATTGGGTTAAAGATTTTCCGGCTAGATTAGAAAACAGCAATGGAAAATCGCTAGTGCTGTGCATGGCCATGGCTACTAGCTCATTCTTAGACCTACCTACAGTGCTGATGCCCCGCGAGTTGGCATAAGCCCTAACGCATTCCATTAAAGAATAGCCACGATACGTTTGGCCAGCATCAGTGATCTGAGCCAGAGGATTGATTCGGGCGTACAGCATGTCCCCAATGCCAGCCATCACAGTATCCCCCGCGTCGCGGGTGACCTGGATGCGGGCAGGGTGGCCCGCCTTGCTGGCGACAGTTTCAAGCGGGCCGGCGTGGGCTTTCACGATTTCCAGGGCAACTTCGGCGAACGGCTTGCCGCTGTCAACCATGGCTTGCACCGCGATAGGAGGGATATTGGCCTCGGCCGCGCAACGGCGAATTTCAATTTCGCGCTGTGCATTGGCAAGGGCAACTGAATCCGCAACAGCAACCGAGACAACAGGGCTGGCAGCTGCTTGCACTGCTGCAGGGGCAACAGGGGCAACAGGAACAGCTTCAATGGAAGCAGCCACGGAAGGCGCTTCAGTAATGGCGGCCGGTACGCTCCCGGCCTGATCTTGCGTGGGCATGTTTTCAGCTCGGGAGTGTTCAGGGTGATCTCCTGATTCTATTCTAACCATTGACGCCAGGGCCTTAGATACCCACCCTGGAGGGTCTGGGAAGCGTCCCGCAGGCAACGGCGGGACGCTGGCCCGCACATCTACCGGGTCAATCACTGCATCAATCAGACCAGCCGCCAGGGCCGCTTCGGCGGTGAACCAGGTGCCGCCCCCCTGGGCCGCGCCCATCCACTCCAGGATCTGCTCAACCGATTGGCCCGATGCCTTGGCATAGGTGGTGGAATAAACCTGGGAGTGAACGCGCAGCATGGCCGCAGCGGCATCCATCGAATCGGCGTCTCCAACCGATCCACCCCAGCAGTTATGGATCATCAGCAGGGCATTGCTTGGCATCAAGCGGCGATCACCCTTGGCCTTGCTGATGGCCATTGGGACAATCGAGCCGGCAGATGCCACCAAGCCATCCACCACATAATCCTTTCTACCCTTGTAAGCCGCCAACACGTTATGGATTGCAATCCCTTCGGCCGCCGCGCCGCCAGGCGAAAACAGGTGAATCTCCACATCACGCCCCCCTGCAGCGTCCAGCGCTCGGGCTACGTCATCAACCAACACGTCAACCCCCACTTCGCCATAGAGCCGCAAAACTGGGGCAGTGGCGGCGGCTTTAACGGTTACTCCTGGGGCCATTGATGCTCAGATGCTGAGGGTAGTTTAAGTGGTCAGCGCCATCAGTCCGGCGGGTCGCTGCCCTCTTCTGCGCCAGGGTCAGGCGCTGAGTTGGTGAATGCAGACCCTGCCGGGCGAGCCTGGGTTACGCCAGCATTGGAAACCAACGCGGCATCTGTACTCAGGATCAGGCTGGCGTTCCTGGCTCTTTGCATATCTCTGCTCAGCTCTTCAATTACTTCTTCAGGCACATAGCCAAATGATAGCTGTACTTCTGACAAGCTCATAAATCCAGCCCTCACCGCCAAAATCAGCGCTGGAATTTCCTTGGTTGGGTCAATCATCTCCCGACGCGGCGGGGTATGGGTCCAGCTCATTGGCCCTTTCAGCAGGCCAACCATCCGGGCTAATTCGTCATGCCACTCACACACCGGCGCCAGCATTCCGGGGATGGAAACTTTCCCCCGTAAATAAGCAATTCGCCTACTAAACTCAAGCCATCCGCCCCTAAAGCTCGAATAATTAACGTTTGACAAATCACCCGTCATTGATTCATAGGTAATCTCGTAGGCTGCTGCTACAGCATGGGCGTACTCACGATGGGTGCTAACAAAATCACCAGAGCTTGGCGGAGTAAATGCTTCAAAAGCTCGACCGGGGGGAAGATGCTCAACCGCGCCAGGCTCAATTTCGTCAAACCCAAAACCTTTACCATCAGCTTTTAGTGCTGCGTAATTGCTCTCTTGCTGTACATCAGAATCAGTTGTAACCCCAAAAAAGCAAGCTGAAATTTTATCTTTCATCTGCTGAGCCGCCCTAATGTCGCCCATATCACGCAGGGTCAAAATCGCTGCCGTGCCAAACGGAAGCCCCATCCGCTGGCCAGCCCGCCTGCAGTCAAAATGTAAACTTATCTCTTCTTTTGGCACAAAGGTGCTTTGCACCCTAACGCCAATACCTAGCGACGTTTCGCCAGGGTGGCTATCTCTAATCCAGTAACCCATCAAACGGCCTGCGCTATCAAACTGCTGGCCAAATAAAATGTCTTGAGAATTGTCTTTATTAAAATCTAACCAGTCAGGCTCAAGCATCTGCACTTGCAAAGGCACTATTCCGTAACGCTCAAACAGTTCGGGATATATCCGTTTTCGCACTAGAACGGCGCCGCGTACCGCTGTAGTTCTGGCCCCAACGGATTGATTGCCGTACCAATCATGAGTACCGTAAAAATCGCTATGTCGTGATTCCGCCCAGGTATTATAGCTTGATTTATATTTGCTAGTTGCGCCTATGGGAGTGCTCATAATCCCATCGCCAATCCAATTATTTATAATCACACCAATCGCTCTGGAGGCGTAGGCATCGTTATCGGCAAGATCTTGGTGCCGTTTGACCAGCCAGTAGTACGCCTGACGCAGATCGCTATTGGGGCCGCTGTTGTTTGTCCACCAGCCAGAGGTTCGCCGGGTGTCCTCTGCGGCCTCAAACCGGGCCATGGTGCGACGGGCGAATTCCCGGTCGTCCCTTAGCCGCTTGCCTTTTGCCTTGCTCTTACCCTTACCCATCAGGTTGGCCGAGACATGCTGAGGTAGGTACGCCGCAAGCGGGGCTTCGAACCGCTTTCCAGCTCTGCCGCCATTACAGCTTCGATGCGGCGCATTTCGTCAAGGCTTCGGTAGGTCAACTGCCGGCCGTCGCTAAACCGAACGCTTAAAACCCCCTCCGCAATTGCGTTGCGTAGCTCCTGTAATTGGGTCAGCGTATAGGCCATGGCCCCATCTTACCTCTTTAGCCAGCCTTTGCGCTTGGCCGGGCCGCCTGCGCTGGAGCCCTTCAGCCAGCCCGATCGCTGGGGGTCTCGTGCTGGGGGTGCCACCCCTCCCCCTCCCCCTCCCGTCCCCGGCGCCTGGGTGCCCAGGGTGCGGGCGAGCTGGGCCCACATGGTTCC